CTTCCGCCATTCGTCGATCTAGCTCAGTATAGTACTCATCACTTTGCGGGTCAAACTTTTCGTCTTCAATAAGTTTTTTGTGAATACCAAAAACAGCATAGGTCATAGCCTGGTCTTCACCAAACCAATTATTCTTTAAAGCCCATTTTTCTGCTTTTGGATCAGGTCGCTTGGGTTGTTGTACCGGTTGCTGAACCTGTTGTCTCTGATAATCCGCATACTGTTGAGCTTGTTGAGACTGTCGAGATTGTTCTGCTTTAGCTTGTTCCGCTCGATCTGCTTGAATCGCTAAAGCTGTTATTTTTCGTTGTGATTCAACCGCAGCCTTTGTATCCCCCAGCTCCATAGCGCGAGATAACTCAGCTTCCGCTTGCTCCATTTGAGCCATAACTCTCGTAGAAAACTCAGACACATAATTAGTGTCTAAATTGTTCATTCGTTGTTTTAACTGCTCGGCTTCGGTCTGTACGTTTCGAGCATAATTAATAGCCTCTTGCTCTCGTCGTTCAGCTTCCCGCATTTTTTTAGTCAAGCGGTCTATTCTCTTTTGTGTAGCCGATTCAGCTTTTTTAAATTGATCTTCAGAATCATCCGTAGTATCCGATGCTTCTACTGAATCATTTTCTTGTTCAGGAACTTCAACTTCCGTGTTCGGTTCCTCTTCTATTTCAAACTCTTTTTCTTCATTTTCAACCATTATTTACTCCTTATAAATGATGAACATCTTCTGGATCAAGTATTGTTGCAAGAATCTCATCGTCATTAAGAACTCTTACCTCTCCACCATCTATCTGAAACCTGGAACCGGCATAACGGGCAAACATTACCCATTGTTTTTCTTGGCACCACGGGCCTGATGGAAATTTTTCTTGATCTTTATAAGCTAACGGACCAACTTTCAAAACATATCCCACTTGCGTAGAAATTTGTTTTTTCTCTTGAACCTCGTCCGGTAAGAAAATACCGCTTTCTGTTTTAGCTTTTCCTTTATAAGGAAGAATTAATATACGCCATCCGGTTGGTTGCGGCATGCGCTCCAACAAGGATTTATTTATTAATTCTGGATTTAAAACGGGTTTATTACTGTAAGCATCCGCCAAATTAGGCGTTTCTTCTTGCGTTTCTTCTTGCTTTACTTCTTTAGTCATCAGATTGCTCCTGTTTTTCTAGCAGGCCCTTGAGTTCCTGTTCTACGTGATTTAAGGAATCTATATTTCCCATAAGCTCACGATAGTGCTCCATTGATTTAACGTTTCCGTATTGCAATAAATCCACAATACCTGAACGACGTTCCCGAATAATTCTAAAAACAGCTTCCGCTACGTATATCTCATCCATCGCTCCTCGCATATAGTCTAATAAAATCGTAGATTATCTTAGCATATCCTATATAGGAATGGCTAGTTTTTATGCAAGTTCAAAATGAGGAGCGTCTACAAAGGGTCTTCTGTTCTGTGAACGGCGTAAATCAATATACTCGTTCATCAAATCTTCTGTGGGCATCTCGGTATCGGTTAAGTTTTTATGCCAAGCAGCACCCCAACGTAATTCAACATTTAATTCTTTAGCCGCCTGACGCATAGCTTCCGCTATATCGTCATATAAATTTAATTCCCAACTAACTCTGGGGCCTATGTAAGCTACCAAATCAACCGCTTTGCCGCCTATGTGCTTGCTTCGTAAGGTTTGACTAGCACCTTTAGCCACTAATTCTTTTTGACGCTCTAAAGTTCTTAAACCTTCAGAAACCCCAAAATCTATTTTTGTTATGCTTATGGCTTTTTCTACTACTTCAATAAGTTTAGGATCTAACCCTTTTAACCTACTTAAACTTCTTTCGGATAGCTTAAAACTCATCTACCCTGCCCCCTGTATTTTTTAAAATTTCTTTTGTCGTGTTTATTACGCGGTCTAGAAAAAGGAGAACTGCCGTCGCTTGTTTTCTTTTTAATACGTAATTTATGAGCACGTTCTCCAATAGTTAGTTTAGCCATTACTTAGCAACGCCTTTACTTTTTTCAAAACTGCGAAGTCCACCCAGTCCTAACATGCCCATAAGCACAGTCATTAATTGCCCCATGTCGAAATTAGGTAAGGGAGGTACCTCCATACCATAGGCAGCGAGACCAAAAATAGCCAGAGGCTGGAGCACAAAATGATAAGCAAAGGCAGCGCCGCAAACCCAACCCACAAATGGTCTCCAACCACCTTTCCAAACTGAGTTACTAGCCGCTTCAGCTTTATTGACTTCAACTTGTGCAAGGGCAAGTTCCTGTGCATGCCTGTCTGCCATCGTTGAAATCTCATGTGCTAGTGCCGCTTTCTGATCTTTATCTTCTACAAATTTATCTAAAAGCCCGGTTACAGGGCCAATGAGTGCATTTAGTAGCGCCATGTAGCCCCCTATTTATCACACTTACATACATCAATACCTAGCTTTGCTAAAACCCAAATAAAGATGTTTTTAATTTTGGTGTAAACCCAAATAACTACATCTTGTATTAAATCAGCTAACCAGATTAAAACCCCTAAAGTGCTTTCAATTACCTTTTCTAATAATCTTGATATCATATCCGCCTCCTACTAGGCAAATTAACAACCGTTAAATTTTGTACCTTTGATCGCGGCTCCTGCTCCACGCATAGTCATACGCTTTACAGTGTCTCCAGCCATAGGTGCATCCGCAGTTTTTCCATAAGGAATACGACCTTGATCTTTAATGTCGGCATACTCTACTGCTTTTGGTGGATTAGATGGGGCAGAACCCATAAACTTTACTTTTGATTTCATGCTGGTCTCCTAAAAGGGTTAACGTAAGGTCTGTTTCCAAGCTGCTCTCTTTCCATCCGGGCATTTACAAAAGCTTGATACGGGCTAATAACGGGTTGTGGATTAGAAAGTCTGTTTAAATAACTATCGTACGCCGTCAGATACTCCGGGCTACTCAAAAATTGTTGAGAAACGGTATTTTGAACAGGGGCTTCTGTAACGGGTTCCTGAGCTACCGGTTCAACGTTTGGTGTGGGAGTAGACAAATTAAGTCTTTCTAGTATAGCCGGATCAGCCAACAAAGACATTAAACCGGAGTTAAAACCACCCCCTTGTACAACAGCGGGTCCTCCTCCCGGAGTGGCAACAGCTATTGCAGAACCCTGCAGAGGACCTACCTCCCTAGCTTGAGTTGGAACCATAGGAAAGAGTCCTCCTCTAGGGGCCGGAACCGGAGTATCTACTTTTTTTACTTTCCCACTAGCTAACATTTGTGGAATCGCTGCTTTAATTGCTGAACTAAATCCCATAATTATTTTCCTCTTTCTTCTAACAATTTAACCCGAACTTTAAGGTCATGAATGTGACCCAACATCTCCTCTTTAAGCTCTTGACGCGCAAAAGCATTGCCAGGACTCGGAACAATCACGCCCTGAGGGCTTATCAACTGCATTTGATTGGCACGAATTAATTGAATGTCTGACGTGATCTCACCAATGCTAGAAATTACCCACCACATCGCAGCCAGTAAAACTGGAACTAAACTAGCTAATGCTTTAGATAAATCAAAATCTTTCATTTCATGCGATTAATCATATCAAACAACGTCTTAACTTTTTCTTCAAGACTTTTAACTCTAGCTGTAATTTCAGCGCGAAAAGCAATCGCAATAGCAGCAACTGCTATTAAACCAGACACAATTGGCCAAATTTCCATAAAGTCATTCATTAATTAGACCTTTGTTTCAATAGCTCACGTTCCATAGCAGATTGTATTCTAGCAGCAGTTTGAGATTCTTGTGATTGCAGCCTTTGCTGAAATTGATCTTTTCGAGCCTGAAGAGCTTGAGCATCCAAGTTAAGTTTTTGAGCATCTAACTGAGCATCGTTCTGTTCCGCCTGAGCTTTAAGCTGAAGTTCAGTTTCTTTCAATTTAACCAACGGATCAGGCTGACCTGCTCCAGATAACTGACCGGACAACTGTTTAACTTGCTGCATACCCTCTGCAACAAACTGAGCTACCAGTTGTTCCATTTGAAGCATTTCTTCCTCTGGAGAAACTGCTTGTCCTGTCTGTGCTCTTTGTTGAGAATAAGCGGTAATTGCCTGTTCTTGTGCTGCAATTTTTACATGCTCCATCACATGTTTTTGTAAAGCCATAGCTACCGGAGGCAATGAGCCAACCATTGGACTAGAACCAAAAACCAAGTGCGCCATAATATGAGATTGATGATTCTGACCTTCAAAAGCTTTCAAAGGAAGCATATCTAAAGAATCAATATTCTCTTGAGCAGGATCGATAGGCGTGGGCTCTTCGTCAGGAACCGACTTCATTATCCGATCAGTGTCTGTCACACCAAGCGCTTCGTACATGTCCCGATACACTTCGTGCATATTGTGTAATTCCGGTGCAGCACCCGCCAATTGTAGTTTTGTTTGCGCTAGTACAATACGTTGCGCCTGACTGAATACGTTAGGGTTACTTACCGGAATCACATCTACTCTATCATCAAAATCTGAACGCATAACACTTGCATCCGATCCAACAACAGAGTATGGATATTCTTGCGGTAAACTTTCGCTCATCACACGAGACAAAATCTTAAACTCTTGACGCATCCCGTAATGCAACCGTTTATGCACCGCGCTCATCACACGAGAGCCTTGCTCCATCATCGCAATCGTAGTGCCTACTGCCGCACTTTGATTACCATCACCAACCTTTAAATCAGTAATCGTTGCAAACCTCTGACCCGCTTGAACTACAAAACCTAACAGTTGAAACAACGTCTGGTCAGGACCCTTAAAAGGTAAGGGCATAAGGGAGTCACGGATGGCACCGCCCGGAGCGTCCACATCTCTAAATTCACCGGGCTGGAGTGGATCGTCATCGTCTCGAATACGAAGTCCTCTGGCTTTAAAACCAGCAGGCAGGTTGGACAAAGTACCCGCATCGATCAATTGTCTCAACGCAGCAGTAGCCGTCCGTGACAAACCGCCAATAGTGTGGATAAGTCCTAGACCGTAAAAACCAAAACCCGGTAAGAACTTAAAATGAGTAAAGTATTGAATCTTTTTCTTTAACTCATCTTCTTCCATATAGTTTCGTCTAATCGACAAAACCTCACCATTGTCCTCGGAAATCGTTACGATGTAAGGAACCTTAATTCCAGTAGGCTCACCTTCGTCATCCGTCTCTTCATAACCCTCTAAATCTAAATCAACATGACACTCCAATAAGGTGCAGTCATAATCAATCTGCGAAGGCTCAACGCCCTCGATTTTATTTAATTCTTCCGTAACACCGTTCATTCCCGACTGAGC